CGCCCGACCAGCCGAGACGGGCTTCGCTCAGAAGCTTCCATGGCGCCGGCGGCGGAGTAGCTCAGTAGGTTAGAGCAGAGGAATCATAATCCTTGTGTCGGGGGTTCGAATCCCTCCTCCGCTACCATCTTAATCACCGACAAGTCGGAGTCGATGAGACTCGACAGATAGCCTTTGATATTGATTTCGTACGGCTGTCCCTTTTCCGTTGGATTGATGACCACGGCAGCCACGAGCTGCCGAAACGGCGCCGCTATTTCGGGTGACGCCTCGCCGCCCTTTTCACGTACGATCTGAGCCAGGCTCTCGATGTTTTCCCGAAAGCGCTTCACGGCTTTCGGCTGGATCTCGATTACATTCGGCGGATCTTCGGTGGTCTCAAGGATAGCTTTCTGCCGGTCGCGCTCCGCCCGCAGTGGCGCCAGGAGAGCAGCGGCCTCGTCGTCCTCGATGAGACCCTTGGAAATTTTCTCAACGATCTTGGTGATGCCGTCCTTAGCGTCCTGCAGCGCGCGTTGTGCGTTTGCGCGTGCTCTTTGCGCATCACCGCGCAGTCGCTTCTGCTCGGCCTGATAAGCCTCGACATAAGCCTCAATGATGCTTGTATCAGCGAATTGACGTCGCAGGCCGTCAACGACTTCGGTTTCGATGCGCTCGACATAGTAGCGTCGGCTGTTCTTACAGGTCCCGGATTCTCGGAAGGTACTGCACTGAATGCGATTTCCGCTTCGGTCTGGGCCAACAAGCGCCATTCCTCCGCCACATGCGCCGCAGCGCAACAGGCCCGAAAGTATCCGCTTAGAGCGTGGGCCTTTGGCACGGTCAGCGCCACCCGTGGCTTCCTTGCGGTGCTGGACAATATCAAAAAGTCCGCTATCCACGATCTGCAAGTGCGGGGCCGCGACCTCCTCACGCTCGCTTTCGGGGTTTACTCGAGAGATTCGTCGTCCCGTCGAAGGGTCTTTGACCATCTGTATCCGGTTCCAAACAATCCGGCCGGCGTAAATCGGATTGCGAAGTATGCCGTTGCCTCGCTGGCCACTGCCGTTAATCGTGGAGGCATTCCAGCGCTCTCCCCGCGGTGCAGGCACGTTTTCTTCATTCAGGATGGCGGCGATCGATCTTGGTGCCATGCCGCCGGCGTACAGTTCGTAGATTCTCCGCACCGTCGCGGCCTCGTCTTCAACGATTTCTAGCTCGCCCTTCCGGCCAAATATCGGCCGGTAGCCGTACGCCTTGCCACCAGGATTGCGCCCGGAGCGCACCACCCCCACCATGCCGCGCCTGACCTTCTTGGCGCCTTCCTCGCGCTGCATCTGCCCGATCACGCCATACATGCCGATCTGGACGGTATCCATAGCGCCGCCGTTGACGCAGTTCATCTCGATTCCGCGAAACTTCAGCGTCTTGTGGATGTGGGCGAGGTCGGCAATATCGCGGGAAATGCGGTCTGGCGCTTCTGACACAAGAACGTCGAACTCTGCGCGGTCGGCCGCCTGGATCAGGTTCGCGAGACCAGGCCGTCCAAACATCGATGCGCCTGACTTGGCACGGTCGGAAAATTCCCCCACGACATTAAGGCCCAGCCGTTCGGCGTGGGCCTTGCACAATCTGAATTGATCCTCCACCGACTGATCATTCTGAAGATCGGTGGAGTACCGTGCGTAGATTGCGGCTCGCTTCATTGTTTTCTCGCGGGTTCCATGCCTTTTTCGTTCTCATTAGCGGGCAGGGGCGGCCGAGCGTCAAGCCGAGCCTGCCGAATCGCGAGCGCCCTCACGAAAGCAATCAAAGGGCTGTCCTGTGGATAACGGGGATGATTGTCGGTCATGACAGCCGCCCGCCGTAACTGTCGTCCTTGCGAATGATCCGGATCGCCTTCGGTTTCAGCTTGATCGTGGATTCCAGCCGCCCTTTCCACCAGGTTTCCGCTCTGTAGTAAAAGCCAGGCACCGTCTTGTACTGAACGCGCTCCAGCCAGAGGGTCGTGCACCATGTGCGGCCGTCCGGCCTCTTGCCTTCGACTTTGTAGAAGCCTGGGCCAGAGTACTCCACCGGCTCCGGCGGCGCCGGCACGAAGACGCTGATAAAGCGGCCGTAGTCGATTACCTCCGGAGAGCCGTAACGCTCAGTCAGGCAGGAGATAAGCTCCTCCTTCGCAGCCGTGATGCGCTCGTCCAACGTGGACGGAGTAGCCATCGAAGCCGAAGCAAGCTTGATCGGAGCGGCAGCCGTTGCCATGGCGCCGAGGATTGTACGTCTGGTTACCTGCCTCATTGAGCCGCCTCCTTCACCGAACGCTCCGTTGCGCGGTCCGTCACCGCCGGTCGCAGCGCTTCTCGCAATCTGGACTCGGCTTCATCTCTAACAAATTCGGCGGCCTTCACCGCGAACGGCGCAAGGTCTTCGGCGCAGTCCGCTTCGAAGCTCAAGATCGTCCAGCCACGCCATTCCACTTCGCTGCTGGTCGCCGGCTTGGCGGCCACCGAGATATTGACGGCGGCTTGCTCATAACTGCCAAGAAAGTCGCATATGTCCTCGAGGACACTCCCCGCGGCGTTGTAGCTTTTGCCGTCTTCGGTCAAAAACCGAGGCTGGCAACAGAAGCCCGAAACGACCTCCGCCACCGTATAAAGAACTTTTCGCAGGTCCCGGAGCTCCTTCATGCCCATCTCGCGAAGCTCGGCCATGTCTATGTCACATGAGACGCGGCCTCGCGGGAGCAGCGGATCACGGTAAGCGGCTTCGGCGATCGGCAAGCCTTCGGCGGCTGCCTGAACTGATGTGTTCGGCATTTCAATCTCCAATATTGAGGTAGGTGTTTTGCGGGAAGCCTGCGCCTATTCGTGCTTGATCAGCTTGAACCGGCCTTCGATGTAGGGATGGGTGTAGAGTTTACCGGCGGAGTGTCGGCACTCAGCAACGAAGCGTTCGAACGTCGCGGTGACGTCTTTCCTCCAGTAAACGGCATAGGTCGCACCGTCGGCCTCGGCGTGCTCGTTCCGGACCATGCCGGCGGGCTTCGGAGCGTAGGGCGATTGGCGCATAACCGCGTCCACTGTTGCGTCCGACAGGCCGTAGAGCTGCCAGATACGCCGCCGGACATGGACAATGCTTTCAGAATTGGCAGGTCGGGCGCTCAAAATGGTCTGCGCGGTCTCTACCCGCTCGACCCGAGCATCGATCGCGGTGATGGCCTTCGCTTGCTCCGCCTGACGACGTTCAACCTCAGCTTGGAGGGTGAGCATCTGGATCAGCGTTTCGGTGGTGGTGAGGGGGCGAGGAGACGCCAGCGAAGCCTCGAGCTCCCGAAGGCGTTTGATCACTTTGCGGCGTAAGGGCGCGCTGTAGCCGAGTAAAAGAGTTTCAGTCAGCTCTCGGTCGAGCCGGTACTCGGTCTGCTCTCGATTCATGCTGTCGAGGTAGATGCGCGCAAAGTTGCTCACATCTTCCCCGAGGTCGACCAGCATGCGTTCGGTATCGCGTTTGACGTCTGGGTGGCGTTTTCCAGTCAGCTCCGCGATTTCGCGGCTGGACATCGTGACCGGTTGACTCCCGAGAATGGCGTTCATGTTCGCTCCATCGGATTAGATGAAGCTATATAGCATCATAGGCTATATCGGCGTCAATAGGGGCATAGCGCTTTTTGCTTAGTCCGGCTCTGCGGCATAGTCATCTAAGTCAGGATGGTTATAAAAGACAGCCACTAAAGGGAAAAGAAAATCTATTCGGAGGTTCATTACCGGAGGGCCATTAGGCACCAAAATTGTGTAGTAATCCGCTTTTGAGGTTAGGTGCGGATAACCAAAAACCTGTCGGTCCGCGCCGGTTTCGTCCTCACCCAAGATCATCGAGAAGCGGTTGACATACTTTATCGGGTCGACGTCATCGTTGCGCGCAAAGCAAAGTAGATCCTCGTCCTGGAATATAGGCGCTAGCGCATCCGAGTTCACATAATACCAGACCTTGTTCAGTGCGTGGAAGGCCCCATTGTGTACCGTAAAGGTGTGCGGATCATCGTCCTCGTACATCTGGACAATGCCGCCAGGCATGATCTCGCCTGCAACTTCTATAGTCGTTAGTCGGCGGTTTGCTGGAAGAAAAAGGTCATGATCAACGCTCAGCGCTTCGCCTAGTCGAACGCGCCACTCTTCAGTTAGCTGTATCTGCCCGCGTTCCAGTTTACTGATCGTAATCCAGTGCACGCCAACTTTCTCAGCTAGCTGCGATTGCGTCAGGCCCATCCGCTTGCGGATCTCGGCCACTCTGTTCGTGGGTGCGGTTTTCAGCTTTTTCATACAGCCGTTATGACTTAGGCAGGTTAAAAATGATATAACCTAAAATGCTATATCGGCATTGACATCTATATAGCTCAGAATGCTATATTCCCCTCGCCATGACAAATCAAACACTCACTCCCTCGCGCTGGAGACAGCAACGAAAACTCTCGATGGCAGGCATCGCGATGATGCTTGGCATTGAAGGAAAGAACCCTTCTCGAACGTGGCAGCGATATGAAACCGGGGCTTCTGAGCCACCGCTTTCCATTGTTGCTAAGTTGGAACTGATCAGCGATGGCGCCGTAAGCACCTCTTCTTGGATGCACGTTCGCCAAGCTTTTCAGAGCCGACAGAAAGCGCCCCAATGACCAAGCGCGACTTCACTAAGGTCTCTCCGAACGTCTGGCGTTCCAGCCGTTTCCGGAAGCTCGAACGCAGCGACGCACAGCTCCTGTATCTCTATTTCCTGACGTGCGAGCACCAGAACAGTGCCGGCTGCTTCCGTATTCCTGATGGCTATGCCTGCGCGGATCTCGGCTGGGACATCAACCGATATGTCCAGGCTCGCGACCATCTGGTGACCGGAGACATGGTCAGCTTCGATGCTGACGCCGAGATCATCTACGTCCATCGCTGGTTCAAACACAGCCCGCCCATGAACGACAAACATGCGCAGGGGACGATGCGCCTCATCTCTGAGATCGAAAACGATGATCTGAGGGAGAAGGTCGAAGCGGACTTTGAATTGGCCGACGCTGCAAGGCAATCGCGAACCGCAGTGGCTGCCGCGAGTGACCCACTCTCCAGGCGCCCTTCGACTTTCCGCAATGGAGGGTATCAATGATGTGCGCCAGATACCCTATCGATACCGTATCCAGACCGTATGGATATAAAGAGACAGAGACCAAGACAGAGAAGAAGACACGAGAAAAAGAAAAAGAACAAAACCGAGAAAAGAGACTGAAGAAAGAGATCGCCACTTGGTGGTCAGCTCCGAAGCCTTGTCGTTCAACCATCCATGGCTTTGGAGGTAATTCATGAAGCGTAGAACCAGAAAAGGTCAGTCCGCGCGCGATAATCTGCGGTGGGCCAAAGTGCAGGCAAACGGGACGTACGCCGAACTCGGCCATACCGAAGGGCGCCAACTCCTCACAACAGTGTTCCGCTCGCTCCCCAGTCAGCCCCCTCGAGAGGTCTTCTCAGATCAGCAGCTATTCGACGGCACGATGGAATTGATCAGGCACGGTCTGCTCGAAGTCTGGTTCGCGCTCGATGGAACGACGCTGCATGTCCGCTCAGATTTCCGAGGTGCAGCATGACAGTGCCCATGATGACCATGTCCGAGGCCTTTCTCTACTTGGATTTTTGCGATTTTCGAATCTTCGGTTGGGAAATCACCGAACGAAGCCTTCAGCATCCGAGGAGCAAGGCTGCGAAGGCGATCACTGAGCGCTGGAAGGAAATCCTACGGCACGCGCCGCCGGTCGATGATTTCGTGAAGTCGGCTATGGAAGGCCGGCCCGTTCACGAACTCTGGCCCGAACACCTCCGCAAGGAAGTCGAGTTCTCAATTAATACGAAGGTACCGCGCACCACCAACGAGCCCACGAGTGCAGAGTTCATCGCAGACATGCACGCCTGCCGCCGGACTGACTGGATGCTGCCTGAATTTCTGAAATCGCACGGAAGGACCGCCTAATGCTTCTCCTCGAAATCCTTAAGCTAGCAATCAAGATCCGTCGTCGTCGAAAGGACCTCCAGCAGTGAATAGCTACCGCAAATTTTTCAAACGCCCTGCCGGACGACCGGCAAAGAAACACCAGCCGCTGGATGTAGCGCTGTTTTCGAAAGGGACACACGTCTTTTGTGACGGAGCCTGTGATCCCAACCCCGGCGCAGGTGGATGGGCTTTTGCTGTCTACCAGGACGGCATTGAGACTACCTGGGCCGCTGGAGGCGAGGTCGAGACCACAAACAACATGATGGAATTGACCGGCATGCTTCGCGCGGTGGAATGGGCGGCCGCTAACGGCGCCACTGTCACCATCTGGTGCGATAGCCAGTACGTCGTGAACGGCTGCAATGACTGGCGCAAGAAATGGAAGGCAAACGGCTGGCGCCGCGGCGGTCCCAATGCGAAGCCGGAAAACAGCAAGGTCATGAACCTAGAGCTGTGGAAGGAAATCGACGCCGCGCTCGAAAGTGCCGGTGCTCTCGTGACGATCGCCTGGGTCAAAGGCCATAATGGCACCGCCGGCAATGAACGAGCTGACGAGCTTTCCTTGATCGGCCGCCAACAGGCGATTGAAGCCTCCGCAGATAGTATGGGCGAAGACCTGGACGCACAGTTTCGCGGCATCATGGCGGGGTGAGCGGTGCAGCGATCGGAGAATGGCATCAACCTTCACCGCTTCTGCGAAGGATACGGTTTGAAGATCAGGCCGTATCACGAAAGCCGCACGCCTCGGCCGGCGAATACGGTTTACGGCGGCCGCTATCTCAAGCGGCTGATGCGCAAAGACACAGATCGGGCGGGGTTAGTGGTGCGCTGCATCCAGTCATCCAATCCGACCTGCTTCGATGACGTCACCGTATGGGCGACATGGTGCTTTATCGGCGCGCATTTCGCCCAGGGAACGCCTTCCGCTGCGATCGAGGCGTTTCGACGTGTCGATCTGGCCGACATCCGTCAGCGCGCTCAGCGACTCATTATGGGCGAAAGCGGGCGCATGGCGAAAACCGCCACGGCCATCTCCATCCTTCTGGCGCAAGCCATCATCGACGAGGACAAAGCTGCATGAAAATTACTGAGCGAGAAGCCATTGTTCTGGAGCGCCTCATTGAGGCTATGGAGACAGACATTGCGCTGCCGGTGAGGGTAGGGCCGAAGGCCTTCGGATCGTCCATGCCGGAGTATCTCCATACCGACCAGGAGCTCTATGTGCTCGAGCGTGAAGACCTAACCGAGACCGGTGGCAAGCGGTGGAACGAGAGGAAAAAGGCAAAGCGATTGGAGACGGAGCGCAGAGCTCGCTGCACCCGGGAGCGCATTACGGCGATGGAGGAAGCTTTTTCCTGGGTGATCGAACACATCGGCGACGAGGAACGGCGCAAGGTGCTGTTGTGCTATGCCGAGGTGAAGGCCCGCGGATGGCAATGGGAGCGGTACCTGAGCAATCGGAACCGCCGGAACCCTGCAAAAAAAGCTTGGGTTAAACGAACGGTTCAACGATGGATTGTTCAATCCTTGCAAGAAATTGCCGGGACAACAGCCAAGAGTGCATCATTCTTGCATGATCGAGCCCATTTACTCATGGCCCAAATCGAGCCAGAACACGGGGGCAAATCAATAACATCGGGTTTGCACGCGTGGATGGCTCCTGATGGAAAGCCCGATATGAGGCGGACGTAGAACCAGGAGCAAAGCGATGCCCCGCACTGGGCGGGGCTTTCACGTTAATGGCAGTGATAGCCGCCTGTTTTGTGATTGGTGTGGCAGCCATTTTCGTCAGTACCACCGCTATGCGCGAAGGCGCCGGTCGCCACCGCCGAGAAGAATGCAACTGCCAGGATCGCTTTGAAGTATTTCACGGTTAGCCCCCATTAAGAAATGCAACCGGAAGGAAGCATATCGGAGTGGTTGAGTCGATCAGCGCCTCCTGAAATCACCCGATATGCCCAAAGTTGGTGGTGTGGGAGCTAACAATCGTAAAGGTTGGGTTGAACACAATGGATATCGAATACGAAGACGACGGGGATGATTGCCCGGTCGCCACTCACGCTGTCCAGTGATCAGCGCTTCTTCTCGGCCTTATCAAGCCGCTCGTCCAGCTTGGCCAAGCGCCCGCGCAATAGGATCTGGTCCGCTCGAGAAATCGCAAGGTCGTTCTTCTTTGCCTCTTCCCTGGCCTCTTTGAGCATTTTGCGTTCTGCCCGGTAACGCTTAGCGACACCCTCATTCGATGCAGTCCATGAGCGGACCTTTTCGCGAAGCTTTGAGATAAACGACATGGCGGCCCTTTCCGAAGGTTAACTGATGCCCGTCCTGAAAAATCTGCAGCACGAGAAGGTTGCGCAGGCGGTAACGAAAGGCAAGAGACATGACGCTTCAGTATTCGGTAGCGGTTCGCAATGCCAAGCTCGACGCGGTCGAGACAACGATCGGCGCCTCGGCCGTCCTGAAGATCCGCACCGGCGCCCCGCCGGCCAACTGCGCGACGGCTGACAGCGGCACAGTGCTTGCGACCTGCAGCCTTCCGGCTGACTGGATGGCCGCTGCGTCCGGCGGCACCAAGGCGAAGTCCGGCACCTGGGAAGACACCAGCGCGGACGCCGCAGGCACGGCTGCTCACTTCCGCCTCTATGCCTCGGACGGCACCACCTGCCATGCACAGGGCACGGTGACGGCAACGGGCGGCGGCGGCGACATGACGGTCGACAACACCAGCTTTGCCGCTGGTCAGGCGTTCACGGTCACCGGTTTCACGCTCACGGCCGGCAACGCCTAAACGGCCTCTCAGGGGTAGGCTATGCCAGTAGGGACCCCAGCACTTGCCACGCCGCAGATAGGCGCAACGGCAGCATCGGTCACCACGGCCAGTTTTACGCCGACTGCAAATGCCCTGCTAATCGCCTTCTGTGCAGGTCGCGGTTCATCGGCCACCATCCCGACGATATCGGACAGCCTGGGCGGCACGTGGACGCCGATCGGGACAGGCAACGACGCAGGCAACGTCACCGGCCGGTTGTTCTATCAGGTCGCCGGCGCCAGCCCATCGGCCATGACGGTGACCGTCAATACGACGGGCGGAACGCAGGCGGCTGTGGGCGTCATCGAGGTCTCCGGGGCCGGTACGGACTTCTCGAATTATCAGGTGGGCATCAACGCGGCCGGTGATCCATCCGTCACCATGGGCACTTACAGCTCCGGCTCTCGCATCATGGCCTTCGGCATCGGTAATGCTGGCGCCGCGTGGACTTCGCCGACCGGCTTTACCGAGCTGTTCGACAGCGAAGTCGCAACAAACCTGCGTCTGGTCCCGAGCTACAACGACAGCTCGGCCAGCACGTCGCTTTCGTGGGTCTCCGCGGCGACCGACTCGATCGGCTTCGGGCTGGAAATCAAGGAAGCGGCCGCCGGCGCAATCTCCGGCTCGGCCTCGATCACGGAAGCGGGGGACACAGTTGCCGCATCGTCCGCGGTACACATCAGCGGTGTGTCGTTCCTCTCCGAAGAGGGCGACGCGCTGGCGGCCTCCGGGTCGGTCGTCTCTGGCATAGCTGGGACGCTCTCGGTAACCGAAGCATCGGATACAGTAGCGGCCCCGGCCACAATCGCCCTACGCGCCTCAATGGCTGCGACGGAAGGCTCGGACAGTGTCTCGGCCTCGGCAAGGATAAACCTCGCTGCTGCGGCTTCCCTGACCGAAATCGGCGATACGCTCTCAAGCGCTGGCAACGTCTCGATACAGGGCGCCGCCTCCATGGATGAAGAGGCCGATAGCCTTTCGGCGGCCGCAACCATCGTCTCGGCCTCGCGCACAGGAATAGCCGACATCGTCGAAGCAGGCGACACGCTCGCAAGTGCGTCGGGTCTCAGGCTGGTTGCAAGCGCCAGCGTAGCCGAAGAGGGCGATAGCCTCTCGACCATTGCGGGGCCAAGGATCAAGGGCAGTGCTGCCAGTACAGAGGCAGGAGACACGGTCACCGCCCGAGCCGTCCCGCTGCTCGTCTCAAGCCCGCAGGAAAGAGCGGCCAGCGTGCCCGCAGAAGACAGGACGGCGGCAGTGGCGTCAGAGATCCGCGCCGTTGCCATAAAGGCAGAAGTCAGGACAGCAGCAGCCCGAGCCGAAACCCGGCGCGCGGCAGCGTAAAGAGGATTCGACATGGCGCTGACGTGGCCTGCCATCAAAGACCCGGACGAGGTGAAAGACTACAGCCTCGACTGGTCCGCTCTCCTTGGGGCGTCCGACACCATCACAAGCTCCACATGGAGCATCGACGAGGGCGACGGTCTCACGATCGACAGCGACAGCGCCACGACCACCGCAACCACGATATGGCTCTCCGCCGGCACGGCCGGGACGAATTACAGCCTGGTCAACCGAGTGGTGACGGCAGGGGGCAGGACATACGACACGACGGTACGGCTGAAGGTGCGGGAGAAGTAGAAAATTCATATCGTCAAATGCCAAGTCGCCACCGGCTAGAAGAAATAGAATTCCCATGGGTAGACCGACAACATTCACCCAAGCCAAGGCAGACGCGATCTGCGAGCGCTTATCCAACGGACTCAGTCTCCGGGCTATCTGCCGGCATAAGGCGATGCCGAGCAAAACCACGGTGTTTAAGTGGCTGGCTCAAAACAGCGAGTTCGCTGACCAATACGCGCGTGCGCGCGAGGCCCAGGCGGATCTGCTTGTTGATGAGATGATCGAGCTCGCCGACACCCCGAAGGTTGGCAAGAAGACCAAGCGCACCGCTGATGGGAAGCTGGAAGAGACGACCGGCGACATGATCGAGCATCGGCGCCTGCAGATCGAGACGCGCAAATGGGTTGCGGCTCGTATGCGGCCGAAGAAATACGGCGATCGGATCGACGTTGACCAGAAGACGACGGTCGAGGCCGGCGACAGCGTCATGGCATTGATGAAGGCGATCGATGGGCGAACCCGCTCTAAGTGATGAGGTCGTTGACCTCTGGGCAGATCGGCGTTGGCGGCTGCAGAACCTGTATTTCATTGAGGATAAGCACGGCAACGTTGTGCGGTTCAATATGAACATGGCGCAGGAGAAACTGCTCGAGGACCTGCATTACCTGAATATCGTGCTCAAGGCGCGGCAGATGGGGTTCAGCACTTTCATTCTGATCCTCGCCTTGGACTGCTGCATCTTCAATTCCAACTTCGCGGCCGGCCTTGTCGCCGACACGAAGAAGAATGCCGAGAACCTGCTGAAGCGCATCAAGTTCGCCTATGAGCGGCTGCCTGATGAGATCAGGCGGGTGGTCGAGATATCCGCCGATAACAAGGGCGAGATCGAATTCAGCAACGGTTCAAGCGTCGAGGTCGGCGTCTCGCTGCGATCGGGAACGAAGAACTTCCTGCACATCTCCGAATACGGGAAGATCTGCGCGAAGGCGCCAGACAAGGCGAAGGAAATCAAGTCCGGGTCGCTGAACACTCTGGCGGCCCGGCAGCTTGGCTTTATCGAGAGCACAGCAGAGGGGCGCGGTGGCGACTTCTACGAGAAAACACAGGCGGCTCGCCGAATCCTCGACTGCGGTCGCAATCCCGGTGACATGGAATACCGGTTCCACTTCTTCGCATGGTGGCAGGACGCCACATACCAGCTTGATCAGCCTGTTCTCCTCACATCCGAGGACGAGGCCTACTTCGCCGGACTGGAAGCCGAGCACGGCATCCAGCTCTCAGAGCCTCAGAAATGGTGGTACGTGTCCAAGAGAGCCGAGCAGGGTGACGATATGTGGAAGGAATTCCCTTCGACACCAGACGAGGCGTTTCAGGCGGCGAAGGAGGGGGCGTATTTCGGCAAGGAGATGCGAGCGCTAAGGCAGCGCGGACGCGTCGGGGCCTTCCCCTACGTCCCGAACCTCGTCGTCAATACCTTCTGGGACTTCGGCCTCGGCGACACACAGACGATTTGGCTGCATCAGGAAGTTGCCGGCGAACATCGCTTCGTTGGCTACTTCGAAGACAGCGGCATGGGCCTAGGCCATTACTTCGCCTGGCTCGATAAATGGGCAGCGCAGAGAAGCGCGAGATGGGGCGTGCACCATGGACCCCATGACATCGACCACCGCCGCCAGACGACAACCGCGGGGCAAGCAGAGACCATCAAGACCATGTCGGCTCAGCTCGGCTTCATGTTCAAGACGGTCCAGCGCAATCCCGACAAGGTCAACGCCATTCACGGCGTCCGCATGAAGCTGCCGGGCTGCGTATTCGACGAGGCCGCATGCTCGGCTGGCATCCTTCACCTCGAAAACTACAGCCGCGATTGGGATGACAAGCTCGCCGTCTGGCGCAGCCATCCACGGCATGACGAACACAGCCATGGCGCTGACGCCTTCATGACATTTACCGATGGCTACGTGCCGCCGGTCAATGGAGGCTCTTGGAAATTCACGGATCGGAAGGTTGTTTGATGGCTGCGATGGACACCGCGCAAATTGCTGCCCAGGTCTCGCAGCTCGTCAAGGATTGCGAGAACTATCGGGACGAGCTCTCCGTCGACCGCATCAAGGCGATGGAATATTATGACGGCGTCATGAAGGACACGCCAGCCGATGCCAATCGGTCGAAGGTGGTCTCGCGCGATGTCCGCTCCGCCATCAAGAAGGTGCTGCCGTCCGTCATTCGCACCATTCTCGGTAACGACAAGGTCGTGGAATACCAGCCGGTCAACGAGGGCGACGAGGCCGCAGCAGAGCAGGCGACGGATTACGTCAACTTCGTCGTGTTCCCGGAGAGCGATGGATATGACGCCGTCCAGGATGCAGCGCACGACGCGCTGAAGCTCCGCAACGGCATCATTCGCTGGTGGTACGACAAGAAGCGGAAGGTTCAGGTCTCCAAGCATACCGGCCTTGAGGAACAGGCGCTGGTTCAGCTCGTCGCCGACGATGATGTCGAGGTATTGGAGCAGGAGCAATACGAGGAGCAGATCGACACGCCGCAGGGGCCGCAGCCGGTCACGCTCTACAATGTGAAGATCCGGCGCGTCTCCGAATATGGCTGCACGAAGCTCGCCGCGGTCCCGCTCGAGGAATTCCTGATCCATCCGGATGCAATCTCGATCGACGACAGCCCAATAACGGGCATGAAGACGCGCCTGCGCCGCTCCGATCTGGTCGAGATGGGATACGATCGAGAGAAGGTCGACAGCTTCCCGGCCTCGGGCTCGGATATCGAGGAGGAGGAAGAGGAATTCACCCGTAGGCGCGATGCCTTCGACGAGAACGATTCGATCGTCAAGGCGCTGCAGGAGGTCGATTACTACGAGCTCTATGTGAAGATCGATGCGGATGACGACGGCATTGCCGAACTGCGCCGCATGGTTTTTGCCGGCGGCCTGGCAGAGATCAACCTCCTCGAAGATGAGGAATGGGATGAAGTCCCCTTCGCCGATCTGATCGTTGAACGCCGGCCGCATCAGCGTGAGGGCAACTCGGTTACCGACGACATGGCCGAGATCCAGCGCGTTAAGACCGTGCTCATGCGCCAGACGCTGGACAACCTCTATTGGCAGAACAATCAGCAGCCGATCGTGCAGGAAGGTACGATTGCCAACCCGGAAGCGGTGCTTAATCCGAAGTTCGGGCAGCCGATCCGGGTAAATCAGGGTATCGATGTCCGCGGGGCGATCGGCTACAACACCGTGCCTTTCGTTGCAGAGCAGTCTTTCGGCATGCTCTCCTATCTCGATCAGGAAGCAACCGACCGGACCGGCATTTCCGACGCTTCCTCGGGCATGGCGCCGGATGCACTGCAGAACATGACCGCCAAGGCCTCGGCGATGATCGAGGCGGCAGGCGTCGGCCAGACCGAATTGATGGTCCGCACGTTCGCACAGGGCCTCAGGCGCGTGTTTCAAGGCCTTCTGCGGCTGGTCATCAAGCATCAGGACAAACCGCGCACGGTGAGGCTGAGAAACCAGTGGGTGACCTTCGATCCGCGCCAGTGGAATGCGGAGATGGATGTCACCGTGAACACCGGGCTCGGCGCCGGCACGCGTGAACGCGACATGATGATGATGCAGGTCGTCGGCGCGCAGCAGGAGAAGCTGCTGGCGGCTTACGGGCCCGTCAACAACCCGTATGTCTCGGCGGAGAACATCTGGAATTCGGTATCGCGCGGTGTTGAAGCCGCCGGTCTGCGCACTCCGGACCTGTATTTCACCAAGCCGACACCGGAGCAGATCGACCAACTGCAGAAGGCGCAGGCGAACAAGCCCGATCCTGAGATGGAGAAGGTCAAGATCAAGGCGCAGGCCGACCAGCAGAAGGCGCAACTCGACGCCCAGCTCCAGCGCGAGAAGATGCAGCAGGAAGCGCAACTCGAAACCCAGCGCATCCAGCAGGAAATGGCCCTGAAGCGCTACCAGATCGAGCAGGAGATACAGCTCAAGCGCCAGACCAACGCCATGCAGATGCTGACGCGTGATCCGGTATCGAGCGTGAATATTGGCGGAGATCCGGGCTGATGCGGCAGGAAGACAAGACCGCCGCCGCCCGCGTGCTGCTCGACATGCCCCTCTTCCATCTGCTGATGGACGAGTTGGAGATGACGGCCGTCAACGGCTGCGTGAACGCCAAGAACACAGATCATGACGCCCGCGCCGCCTTTGCGGCCGAAGTGCGGGCCATCCGAAATCTCAAAGGCAAGATCAAGTTCCTCGCCGAGGGACAATCCTCTGCCGATGGGAAGGGCGCCCCGGCATAGGGCCGCGGCCAAACCTAAAAGGCAAAGCCAGACATGACAGACGCAGCCACCAACTCCCCTTTCGTGGGGGAGAGTGATAGCGGTCGCCCCGCACTCAGCTTCGATGACGCTGTGAACCTCGACTTCGCCGAGTCCTCCGAGACCAACGAGCCGGAAGAGGAAGAGCAGCAATCGACGAATGCGACGGATGAGGCCTCTGAAGATGGCCAAGAGACCGACGATCCCGCAGCCGAAAGCGACGAGTCTGCCGAACCCGAAGAAGAGGGCGCGGAGACCAACGAAGCCCAGGACACCATCATTACCCTGAAAGGCGGTGAGCAGGTTCCTCTCGAGGAGCTGAAGCAGGGTTATTTGCGGGAGAGTGACTACCGCCGGAAAACTCAGGAGCTCGGCAACAAGCGCGGATCTCTTGAGGCCATGACCACCCGCGTCGCCTCCACGGCGAACGCCATCGCAGAATTCCTGATCCAGCAGCTACCACCGGAGCCATCGCGCACTTTGGCGATGCAGAACCCGAACGAGTACACGCGCCAGAAGGCCGTTTACGACGGGGCTCTTGAACAGGTTCAGCGCCTCATCGACATGAGCGCCGAGCCGAAGCAGGTGGCGGGCGAGCTCAAGCAGGCCGCGACAGAGGAAACTCTTGCGGCCGAGAACGCCAGGTTGCTCGAAGCCTTCCCGCACCTCGCCAAGGAGGAAGCCCGAGAGAAGTTCTTTACCGACGCCTTCAAGGCCGGCCAGGACTTCGGGTTCTCTCAGGACGAGATGCAGGGTTTCACCGATCACCGTTACTTCAAGGTCATGCACTACGCCATGCTCGGTCTTCAGGCAGAGCAGGCGAAGAGCAAGGCCATGACGAAGGTGGCAAACGCCCCGCCGGCGACGGCGAAGGCCAAGCCGAACGGGCCGGTGAACCCGCAGGCGCGCAAGAATCAGGATGCGATGAAGAGGTTGTCAAAAACCGGGTCGATCAAGGACGCGATGTCGATCGACTTTGAATAACCCATCTTCAAAGGATCAGAACCATGGCAGCTCTCGCCAACACCTTCCAGACCACGAATGCGGTCGGCAACCGTGAAGAACTCTCCGACGTGGTGTCCCGCATCACGCCGGAAGACACCCCGATCTACTCGCTCATCGAAAAGGGCAAGTGCGTTTCCGTCCATCCCGAGTGGGAAACGGATGAACTCGCCGCTCCGGCCGCGAACATCAAGCCGGAAGGTGACGAATACACCTTCGGCGCCATCACCCCGCCTGATCGCATGGGCAACTATACCCAGATCATGCGCAAGGAGTGGATCATCTCGCGCACGCAGGAAACTGTGAGCAACGCCGGCAACGCTGAAAAGCGGAAGTATCAGAAGCTGAAGAAGGGCGTCGAAATCCGCAAGGATGTCGAATTCGCCATCGTCGACACCAACGCCTCCGTGGCAGGCTCGACACGCGAATTCGGCTCGCTCAACACTTGGATCGAGACCAACGTCTCCCGCGGCACCGGTGGAGCCAACGGCGGCTTCGACTCCGGTACCGGCCTCACCGTTGCCCCGACCGATGGCACGCAGCGCGCATTCACGAAAACCATCCTGGATAGCGTGATGCAGTCGGGCTACCAGAGCGGAGCCAACTTCCGGCACGTCTCGGTATCGCCCTACGTCAAGAGCGTGTTCGTCACCTTCATGTCGGACGCCAACGTGGCCCCGTTCCGCTATGCCGTCTCCAAGGGCGGTGAGCGCAACACCATCGTTGCCACGGCCGATTACTACGAAGGCCCGTTCGGCACGGTCATGATCCACCCGAACCGCGTTCAGGCGGTGGGTGCGCAGCAGGCGCGCAATGCCTTCTTCCTCGACACCGACATGGTCGAATTCCTCTGGCTCGACAAGATCCAGGAGGACAAGAAGGTTGCCAAGACCGGCGACGCCGACAAGGGCGTGATTATCGGCGAAGGCACGCTCAAGGTGAAGAACGAGAAGGGCCTCGGCGTCGCTGCCGACCTCTTCGGGCTCGACGTCGACAGCTAATCGGCTTCGGTCATCATCAACAGGGGCGGGCTTCGGCTCGCCCTTCCCATTTCAGGAGAAACAACATGGCAGAAGCCAAAAAGACCCCCGTCAAGCTGCTCTATGACGTGTGGTTTGAAGAAAACAAGCGCACGCCCGCCGGGACGGTGCTCGAAGTGTCGGTTTCCGAGGCAAAGAAGCTCATCGACGCCGGCAAAGCCGAACGCGCCGACCCGCTGCCCGGAGATGCCGAATGATCATCAGAGACGGAGAGTGGACGCTCTTTGACCACGACATGACGACCGGCCGCTCCGTCTGGCACTATTTCGACGGGGAGAAGGATGTTTTCCGCGTCGATTATCCGATCACGAACATCGTCAACCAGAACCAGGCGGTTCGCAATGAGGCGAGCCGAGCATGGGCCGGGGATTGGCACCGCGTTGCCTCGATCCCGCTCAACATCGCCTATGACTCCGGCCTCGTGCAGGCCCACACAGAGGGCAACGACCGCTATGTGAAGCGGTTCCTCAACAGTTCCGATAACCGCGCCTGGCGGACGAAAGAGGGGCATCTATGACCATTTCGGACTATGCGTCCCTCCTGGTGGATGCCGGCGAGTATTCCGGACGGGAGGACATCGCGCACAACTTTCCGCGCTTTCTCGGGCTTGCCGAGCTGAAGCTGAACCGCGGGCTTCGCGTCGCCGATATGGAAGTGACCGACGAAATCTCGCTGATCGACGGCGATGGCACGCTTCCGGCTGACTTCCTCGAGGCGCGCGAAGTCAAGAACGCCGCCGGCATTCCCATTCGTGCGGTTTCGCTGCAGCAGTTGACGAACAGCTATATGGACCGGAGCGGCACGGCGCCGATCGGCTATGCCATCGTCGGCAGCACCATCAAGGCGCGCCCGATCTCCGACCAGGACCTTACCGTCACCTATTACGGCCGCATCCCGGCTCTGACGCCGTCGAATCCGACGAACTGGCTGCTGGAGAAGGCGGCCGACGTCTATCTCTTCGCCGTGGTCAACGAAATCGCCATCTGGGGCAAGGATGTCGACGGCGCCACCGCCGCGCAGCAACTGATGATGATGGCGCTCAGTGGGCTGAAGATCGAGGACGAGCGCTCCCGCTGGGGCAATGCGCAATTGGTTGTCGGAGGGCCGACCCCATGACCTTGCTGACAGCGATCAATGAAGCGTGCGACATCGTTTCTCTCTCCCAATTCGACAACGTCTACGGCTCCGACGAGCCGAATGCGCAGACGATGGTGGCGATGGCACAGGAAGCCGGCGACGAGATTGCGCGCCGTGCCGATTGGCAGCAGACGCTGAAATTCCACACGGTCACGGCGTCGCCTGAAAACCTCCCCGATGATTTCCAGCGGCTGACCCCCGGCGGCTCTGTCCGGACCTCTGCCGGCGCCTTCGTGCGTCCCGTCACCAACAGCGGCCAATGGGCGGTCATCGTCGGCATTCCCTCGGCGCAACCTTATTTCTTCGTCAAGGGCGGCCAAGTGCTGATTTCTCCCGCGTCGGCCGCTGCTGGCGCGGTGATTGACTATGTTTCGAAGAACTGGGTTCTGCACGATCCGGACGGCCCGCAGGCGACGTTCTCGGCCGATGACGACACCACCCTCTTTCCCGAGCGTCTTCTCGTGAAGGGCATCATCTGGCGCTGGAAGAGGCAAAAGGGCCTTTCCTACGAGGACAACCTCGCAGAGTTCGAAGCTGACCTCGCGCAGGAGATCAATGCCGACAGGGGGGCAGGATGAGAATTCAGCCCAGACCGGCCCGCATAGGGCAATCCAATCGCGGGGCGGTCTCTATCGGCCGTCAGCAGTCATCGCAGCCAGTGACCTTCCCTGCACCAAAGGGAGGCCTTGTCACCACGGCGGACATGGCATCGCAAGAACCCGGCTCGGCAACCGTGCTGCGCAACTTCTTTCCGACCCTGATGGGCTGCAAGATCCGCGGCGGATCGCAGAAAAGGGCCCTGGCGGCGGGCGGCGGCGATGTAAAGAGCGCGTTCAAGTACAAGTATGGCAGCAATGAAAAGCTGTTCATGGCGACGGCCACGGGCATTTTCAATATGACCTCGCCGGCCGCGCCCCCGACCACAACGGCGGCCGATGTTTCGGGCCTGAACGGCGGCGACTGGTGCGCCTTCCAGCATACCAATGCCGGCACGTCTTGGCTCGTCTGCCTGAACGGTGCCAACGACCGGCAGCTTTATAACGGCACGAGCTGGACGACGACACCGGCCATCACCTTCACCGATGGCACGACGATGCCGCAGCTCAATTATGGTTGGCTCTTCAAGAACCGGGAATTCTTCCTGAAGAACGGCACGCTTGACGCCTATTACCTGCCGGTCAACGCGATCGGTGGCGCAGCCGTGGTGTTCCCGCTTGGCGGCGTGATGAAGAAGGGCGGCTCGCTGCTGACCGGCTTCTCCTGGTCGCTGGAGAGTGGCGACGGCCTCAACGACATGTGCGTCTTCGTCTCGACCGAGGGCGAAATCGCGGTCTATGCCGGCTCCGATCCATCGAGCGCTTCCGACTTCGCGCTGAAGGGCGTCTATCAGATCGGCCGGCCGCTCGGCAAAAATGCCTGGATCAGGGCAGGGGGCGATATCCTCATTGCCACCACGGACGGGCTCACGCCGATGTCGCAGGTTTTCCAGCGCGACCGGCAGGCGCTTTCGCTCGTCTCCGTCTCCCGCCCGATAGAGGACGACTGGCGCAAGGCCGCGAACGCCACCGGAACCGGCTGGACGCTGAAGCAGTGGCCGGAGCAGAACCTCGTCTTCGTGGCCTTCCCGGAAAACACCGTCATCACCGACACGACCTTTGTCCTGAACGTGCTCACCGGCAAATGGTCGACGATCAGCAACTGGCAGGCGCTTTGCTACGAGACCCTGCAAGGCGGGCTCTTCTTCGGCTCGCTCGACGGCTACATGTGGCAAGGAGATGCCGGCGGCACCGATGACGGCCTGACCTTCTCGGCAACCTATCTCTCTCAGTTCTCGCCTGCAGGCCAATTCGGGCAGAGGGCAACCGCGACCCTCGCGCACATGTATTTCCGGGCGAAGACGAAGCCGAAGGTCAGGCTGTTCGCCCGCGCCGACTATGACCGGTCAACGCCCACGTTCAATTCGGTAACCGAGGGGGACGCCAGTTCTTCGGAATGGGATGTGGGCCTCTGGGATGTAGCCGTCTGGGATGGCGCCTCGACCGTCCAGCGCTTCGACTTCCGTCAGAACGTCCGTGCCGCCGGTGACATGCTGGCGGTGGGTTGCGTGATCACCTCGGGCGGAGGCTTCAAGCTCGATATTGAGGTCGACCTTGCCACAGTGCAGGTTTCCAACGGGGAGGCAAGCGCCTGATGCTGCCGAGCGATCCTGAGAAAGTCCGCGCTGCCTTGCTGCGCTGGACACGTGGCGATGAGGCGGCGGCCGATTTCCTAAATGAGATTGCCGAGATTGCCCGTCTGGCGGATGACGTCGTTGACGAGGACGAATGCCGGCAGCGCAACGTCTGCTGGCTCCTGGTCCGGACGCTGACGCGGCTGCCGCTGAATCCGTTCTTCATCCGCCATGCTGCCGCGCTGGCACCGCTGATCAACAGCGTCATTGTGCAATGGCAGCTTTCGGATGAATGGCGCTCCTCGCACGACGCGCTGAAGCGGCAGTTCGGCTTTGTCATGCGCGAGGCGGTCGGCTCGATCGTCACCGCCGTCGCGGCCATCATTGGCGGCTACGACCACGCCAAGACCGTCACGGAAGACTTTTTCCACACTTGCCATTCCGGCTCGCGAGAGACCGTCGAAGACTGGATGAAGGATTGACACATGGGCCTTTACGGTAGCGCTCCGGAAGCTCCTGACCCGCAGGAAACCGCTTCCGCTCAGACGGCGACGAACATCGGGACATCCGTTGCCAACAACGTTATGGGCAACGTCAACCAGGTCACGCCCGATGGCAATCTGACTTACACCTATACGACGCAGAAGTGGAAAGACCCGCTTAGCGGCAAGGAATACGATCTGCAGGTCCCGACCGCGACGCAGACGCTTTCCCAGCAGCAGCAGGCCATCAAGAACCAGACGGACGCCGCCGAACTGAACATGGCGACACTCGCCAACAATCAGTCGGGCAAGCTCAATAATCTGCTCGGCAAGCCGATCGACATCTCCGGCGCCCCGGCCGGCGGCAACGCAGGGGCCATCGGACTGCCGCAATACCAGCAGTTCGGCAGCGGGCCGCAGCTACAGACGAGCCTCGGCAATTACGGCAACGTTCAATCCTCGATCGCTGGCGCCGGCAATATTCAGAAGCAGGTTGCCGACAGCGGCAAGATACAGAACCAGCTCGGCAATGCCGGCGATATCACCCGCAGCTATGAGACGGATTTCAGCGCCGACCGGCAGAAGGTCGAGGATGCGTTGATGCAGCGCCTGAACCCGCAGATGGAGCGGGACCGGGCTGCTCTGGAAACGCGGTTGGCCAATCAAGGCCTGCAGCCGGGCTCGGAAGCCTATAACCGGGCCATCGACGAGGCGAACCGGTCTTCCACGGATGCGCGCCTCGGGGCCATCTTGAGCGCTGGGCAGGAGCAATCCCGCCTTGCCGGGCTTGCCAATCAGTCGGCAACCTTCCAGAACTCAGCCCAGCAGCAGGCCTATAACCAGCTTCTCGGATCCGGGCAGTTCGCCAACTCGGCGCAGGCGCAGCAATACGCCCAGAACGCCAACAACATGCAGATGGGCAATTCCGCCCAGCAGCAGCAGTTCGGGCAGAACCAGGCGCAGCAGCAGGCGAACAACGCCGCGCAGCAGCAGAAGTTTGGCCAAGGGCTGGCCGGTGCTCAGTTCGGCAACGACGCTCTGCAGCAGCAGTACCAGAACCAGAACACGGCGACGGCCGGCAACAACGCCCTGCAGGATCAGAGCTTCAACTCGCAGCAGTCGAAGTTCAACATGCAGAACCAGCAGCGGGCGCAGTATCTGAACGAGCTTTACGCCCAGCGCAACCAGCCGATCAACGAAATCATCGGCCTCATGTCGGGCGCGCAGGTCAACAGCCCCAGCTTCGTGCCGACGCAGAGCAACCCAATGCCGACCGTCGACTATGCCGGACTCGTGCAGCAGGACTATGCGAACAAGATGGGCGCATACAATCAGCAGCAAGCCGGCATGCAGAACCTTTTCGGCGGGATGCTCGGATTCGGCGGCCAGCTTGCTAGCCTCTCGGACAAGAACGCCAAGAAGGACATCAAGAAAGTCGGCGAGCTGAAGGGGCACGGGCTGTACGAATATTCCTATCGCGGCAAGTACGACGACGGAAAAAAGCACATCGGCGTCCTCGCTCAGGAAGTCGAGAAGAAGCGCCCCGACGTCGTATCGCGCCGCCCTGACGGTCTTCGGCAGGTCAACTACGGCGCCCTCTTCAATGCAGGAAAGCGCAAATGATGGGCTATACCGGCTATGGCGCAGCACCCACGCGCGAGGAATTGGCGAAGCGGCTACAGGCGCAGATCATGGGGCAAGCTCTCCCCCAAACGATCGGCGGCGGCATGGGCATGCTCGGCGCCGGCCTAGCTGCCAATTTCGCAAAGCAGAATGCTGCATTCCCGACCGCTCCGGGCGCCGCAAAGCCGTCTCTGATGACCGGCTTGGCTAATTTCTTCACTGGCGGCCGCAATGGAGGTCTTTACTGATGGCCACACGAGCAGAAAAGGCGTGTCGGCTGACACCGGAAGATTTCAGAAAGATCCTCAAATACGACCCGGAAACGGGTCTTTTTTATTGGCTTATCGATATCCGGGTCGGGAAGAACAAGCGCCTGTTTCGGAAAGCCGGCGACCTTGCAGGTGGCAAGACAGACCGCGGCTATGTGGTCATCTGTGTCGAGTACCAGCATTTCTACGCTCATCGCCTTGCGTGGTTCATGACTTTCGGTGCGTGGCCGACAGCCAAATTGGACCACCGGAACACGATTCGAGACGATAACCGTCTGAGCAATTTGAGACCGGCGACGGAAGCGCAGAACAGGTCTAACACCAAGGTTCGCGCGCGGTCTGGATTTAAGGGAGTGCGCATCCCCAAGCACGCTCCGAACTCCTTCATCGCCCAGATCACCGTTCGCGGTGAAAGAAAGTATCTGGGTTGCTTCCCTTCTGCAGAACAGGCCCACGCCGTCTATTGCAAGGCCGCTACCGAGGCGTTCGGTGAATTCGCGAGGTTCGCATAATGGCCTATTCATACTTGTTTGGGGGATCGACCAAAGAGACGCCGGAATCCATCAAGCGCAAGCGTGAGCTAGCCATGGCGATCATGGGCGCTTCTCCCGCGCCGAAGAATATCGGCGAGGGCCTGAACGCGCTAGGCTCAGGCATTGTTGCGGGCGTCATGAACCGGCGCGCCAATAAGGCGGAAACCGAAGGCCAGAGTTCGGCCGGCGCGCTTCGCCAGCAGTTCTTCAATTCGATCACTGGTCAAGCCCCGGATGTCAGCGCCTCGAGCATGTTGTCGCCCGGAATCAAGCCGGCAAGCGGCGGTGCGTCTGGCGGTTCCGGCTCCTATCGTGACGCCATTGCCTCGATCGAGAGCGCCGGGAGCGGCGATTACAAGGCTGTCGGCCCGACGCACCCGAAGATGGGCCGTGCACTCGGCCGATACCAGATCATGGAGGCCAATATCGGCCCCTGGTCGCGCGAAGTGCTTGGCCGTGAGGTTTCCCCGGACGAGTTCATGGCCAACCCTCAGCTTCAGGACGCCGTATTCGACGGCAAGTTCAACAGCTATGTGCAGCAGTTCGGGCCGGAAGGCGCCGCGCAAGCATGGTTCGCCGGCCCCGGTGGCGTCGGCAAGACGAACCGCAAGGACTCCCTCGGGACAGACGTCGGCACCTATGGGCGCAAGTTCATGAGCGCGCTCGGCCCCCAGGCGCAGCAGCCAACAGAGGTAGCCAGCCTTGACCCTGCAGCCGGCATGCCTCCGCAGACGGCCACAGGCGCGGTCAACGCTATGGCTGCCGGAGGTGGCGCTGTTATCGCCGACGAATCCCAATACTCGCCAGAGGACAGGGCGCGCCTTGCCGCTCTGCGCGGTCCCGCACCTTCTTCCGTCCCTTACAGCGGCCCAGGCGCGCGCATAGACACGCCCACGGCTGTCTACGACGACAAAGGTTTCCGTATGGAGCCGCAAGCCCAGCGGCCGCAGCAGGCCACGCCTTCCCTGTCGGATGAGGTAGCCGCCTTCCAGCAGACGCCGGAGTATCGGGCGCAGTTCCCCGGCATGAACGCGCAGCAGCCTCCGCAGGGACCAATCCAGAACGCCCCGCAGCAGCAGTCTGCCATTCCCTCGCAGTTCCAAGGCTCTCAGCAGCTCGCCAACGCCCAGGGCGGCATCATGCCCGCGCTGATGGGCGGCGCTCCGGCCTCTCCCGATCAGGTAGCCCAGGCGCAGGCGATGGGGCAGCAACAGCCGCCGCAGCAATCCGGCCCCTCCGAGGCGCTCCTCTACCAGATCCTCACGCATCCATTCTCGACCCCGGAAGACAAAGCCATGGCGAAGATGATGCTCGAGCAGCAGGCGCAGCAGGCAGGCGCACAACGCGAGCAGCAGGTATGGATGCAGCGCCAGCAGTATGAGACCGAGCAGAAGCGCAGCGATCCGTCCTACCAGCTGGGGCTGAAAAAGACCCAGGCCGAACTGGATCAGATGGGCAAGCCCGAATATCGGACGCTCACGCCGGAACAGCGCAAGCAATACGGCATTCCCGACAATGATCAGCGTCTCTACCAGGTTTCCCGAGGCGGCAAGGTTGACGCTGTCGGTGGCGCCGGCCAGACGATCAATGTTGGTAACGAGATTGATGCTCGTAAGGCTGCCGCAGCAGAGCTGGGGCTATCTCCAGAGGACCCGCGCTATGAGTCGTTCGTGCTAACCGGGAAATTCCCGCGTGAAGACTCCCAGTCTCTTACGGCGACTGACAAGAAGGCAATTCTCGAAGCCGACGAGATGGTTGCGGCAAACCAGAGCGCCCTCGATGCTCTATCGCAGGCAGAAGGGCTTTCCGACAAAGCGAATAGCGGCTGGTTTGCGGGCGCGCGGGCGTCAATCGGCAACAATCTGCCCGACTGGATGGTGCCGGATCAGATTTCCAGTCCGGAAAGCTCCCAGGCCACGACCGACATGGACAACGCCATCATTGGTCAGGCCATCACGCAGCTCAAAACCATCTTCGGCGGTAACCCGACAGAGGGCGAACGAAACATCCTCCTCGAACTGCAAGGTTCGTCAACCATGCCTCGAGAGGTACGCAAGCAGGTGTTTTCCCGCGCTCGGGCGCTGGCCGAAAAGCGGCTGCAGTTCAACAATGATCGGGCGACCGATTTGCGCGGGCACCTACTACAAGCCTGATCGGGCGCCTGCGACCGGCCAGAACATAGATGATCTCCTGAAGAAGTACGGAGCGCCCTAATGGCCACTCTCGATCAACTTTCGAATGCTCTGATCAATGCCGATCGGGCTGGCGATGTCGAAGCCGCGCGGGCGCTCGCGGCTGAGATTTCGCGCATGCGCGCAGCGTCACCGGAGACACCGTCCACTCTGCCGCAAACACAGCAGCCGCTGGAGCCGCAACCGGCGGATACCCGCGACAACTGGCTTGGGCGCGCGGATACCTTCATGCGAGGCGCTGCGGATACGATGTCGTTTGGCCTGGCTGATGAAATTGCGGCCGGTGGGGACGCGCTTTTCAATCCGCTCTTCGGAACGGGTCAGGACGGCGGCTCCCTCTCCGAGCGATACGACCGAAACCTGAATGCGCAGCGAGCGACGGACGAGCTCGACGCCAAGAAGCGAATGGCTGAGCGTCTCACAGGTCAAATCCTCGGTGCTGTCGGCGGCGGGGTTGGGCTGGCGAAAAGCGGCCTGTCTGCCACGGCCAATGCCGTGAATGCCGGCAAGGGTCTGGCTGGCGTGACAAAGGCCTCGGCGCTTGAAGGTGCAGTCTTGGGCGGCGCTCAGGGGTTCGGAAGCGGGGAAGGGATCGATGATCGCGTACTCGGCGCCGGTAAAGGGATGGTGGCCGGCGGCGTCCTCGGAGCTGCTCTCCCAGCCGCTACCACGGCTGTCGCAGGCGCGTTCAAGGGAGCGACGGCCCCGCTCATGGCCCCGTTCCGTCCTGAAGTTTATACGGACAAGGCCATGCGGACGTATCTCAAACGGTCAGGCAAGACGCCCGAGCAGATCGCGAACATTATGCGCGGCGCTGTCGACGATGGCCAAGGCATGTACGCGCTCGCGGATGCGATGGGAAACGCCGGACAGCGTGCGCTTGTCCCCGTCACCAGAACCCCAAACGATGCACGGCAGGAAGTCACGGATTTCCTCATTCGGCGGCAAATGGGGCAGCCCCAGCGCCTTGCGAATGCCCTGGCAGACGGTTTCGATGCGCCTCAGACATCCGGGCAGGTGAGCCGCGAGCTAACTCGCGCCCGCGACGTGGAAGCGGATCAGCTATACACCGTCGCCCGGAGCAACGCTGGGGCCGTCAACGTGACGCCTATTCTCAGCCGGATCGATGAGACGCTATCTCCCGGCGTAAACCAGATGGCAAGCCCTCGCGACAACATCGGCTATGACACCATCGAGGGCGCGCTTGCCCGAGTTCGCCGGATGATCTCGGACGGAAATTCGCAAGTGACGGATTTCAACACGCTGTTCCGGGCAAAGCTTGATCTCGATGACATGATCACGAAGGCAGAAGGGCAGGGCGCGGGAAACAGGGCGAAGTATCTCAGTCAGGTGAAGCGGGAGGTCGATCGGGCGCTTGAAAACGCGTCGCCGGCCTATCGAAACGCCAACGACACCTTCGCCAGACGCAGCCAGGTAATCGACAGTATCGAGACAGGGCAGGCGGCTAAGTCTGGCAGGGTGCGCGCCGAAGACAGCATCGAAGGGTTCAACAATCTGACACCCGAACAACAGCAGGCTTTCCGTGTCGGATATGTGGATCCAATCATCTCCGATATCGAGAGCCATGCGATGGGCCCCGCGACCAATCGGGCGCGATCGCTCACCACTCCGAAGTTCGAGCAGGAGTTCCAGGCATTCGCCGCCCCCGGCCGCGCTCAGCAGCTCGGGAACCGGATCGGGCGTGAAAATCGCATGTTCGAGACGAATGCCGCGGCTCTCGGAAATAGCCGAACCGCTGATAACCTTGGCGACATTGACGATATGGCGAATTTCGACCCCGCCGTTTTGTCTAACCTGCTGCAGGGGAATTTCACGCAGGCAGCCCTTGCTGGTGCGCGCCAAGCCTTCAATGCCGGGAAAGGACTTCCTCCGCGAGTAGTCGAGAGGGTCGGCCGTCGACTAATCGAAACCAATCCGGAGGCGGCTCTTGCCGCGCTTACGAAGGTCCAGAGACAGCAGGTTAGCCGTGATCAGCTTCGGGCTATGATTCTGTCGAGCATGCTGCAGAACGCGAATGCTGGCTTCGGCAGGCTACCATAGGTGTTTGAAGCGAACGGATGCCCACAGCATGAAGATCATGCCGGTAAAAGCCCCTAGGCCAACCGAGAGAAAATCGACGTTGTAAGAGTACAGCAAGCAGCCCCACGCGATGGCTACCACAATGAACATCAGCCGAAAGCTTTCCGGCCGACGATCGATCTTCGGTTCGTGTGGGTCGTGCTCAATAGTGGGGCGTGCGCTCATGACCACAACATACACGAGTGTTCGCAAAAATGAAGAAGGCTCCTGGTCAACGTCAGTACCCACCCGGGCGAGAATATGCACTTCGCTTTCCGCATCTGTTGCCCGCAGCGTCGCGCTGCCAATCGTACTGGCAGTTTCCACGGTACGGTGTGTACGATGGATAGGACGAACCACCGCCGCAGTTATGCTTCGCGCAGACGGCTACTGCGGTTCCCACCAATGCAACGGCCACGATAGCCGCCGCAGCCTGGTTCTCCCGCTGCACCATGTTGACGCATTCGATTGGGTCGATGCGGCGACGCGCGAGCTCGCTGGTAAGTTCCTGCGTGAAGGCGAGATCTGTATTTGTTATGAAGGTTCGACAGAGCGCTGACTTGCTCACACCCTCTGGATTTTTGCGAAAATCTGCCTGCGTCGTGGTGCAACTCGCCAAGACAAACGTCATCGCTGCGGCAATAGATAGCCGCCCCGCCAAGTAAAAATTCAAGATGTGCCCCCTCAGTTCCCCTGAGGCGCACTGAACAACTTATTGGCGACTAGTGTCAATAGACGCCGATATGAGAAAGTCTAGCAAAGGCTCCCTCGCGGGGCCTTTTTCTATGGAGAATGCCAATGCCCAGAACTGGCGGCGTATACAGCCCTCCTGCCGGCACGAAAGGCGTGTCCAACACGACCATTCAGAGCGTGCCTTACAACGCGTTCGTGGATGATCTGACGGCCGATGCAAACGCCGCGCGGCCGATCACCGCCGGCGGTACGGGGGCGACGACGGCGAGCGGTGCGCGCACGGCGATTGGGGCGCAGGCTGCAAGCGCCGCTCTGACATCGATCGCCGCTTTGACTACGTCTGCCGACAAGCTCCCTTACACGACGGCCTCGGACACGTACGCGGTTACCACACTTACGGCATTCGGTCGCTCGTTGATCGATGACGCAGACGCGACCGCCGCCAGAACCACTCTCGGTCTGACTATCGGGACGAACGTTCAAGCTTATGACGCGGGACTCGCCTCGATCGCCGGGCTTACGACGGCCGCCGACCGGATGATCTACACCACCGCGGCCGACACCTATGCAGTGGCAACCTTGACGGCGTTTGGCCGGTCGCTCATTGACGACGCCGACGCCACCGCCGCACGAACGACGCTCGGGCTCACCATCGGCACCAACGTCCAGGCATACGATGCCGGGCTTAATTCGATAGCGGGCCTGACCACCGCCGCGGACCGAATGATCTATACGACGGCCGCTGACACATATGCGGTCGCGACGCTCACGTCCTTTGCCCGGACGCTGCTAGACGACGCTTCAAACAGCGCGGCACGCACCACCCTTGATGTCTATAGCAAGGCGGAAGTGGACAGCCTCGCCTCTATGGCGCTTCCTCCGGGGGCGATCATTCACACGGCCCGAAACGCCACGCCGGCCGGGTTCCTTCGGTGCAACGGCGCCGCCGTATCCCGCACCACCTACTCCGATTTGTTCGGCGCGATAGGGACGACCTACGGCGCCGGTGATGGTTCCACCACGTTTAACGTCCCCGACCTTCGCGGCGAATTTATCCGCGGTTGGGCGGACGGCGGCACCGTAGATAGCGGCCGCGTGTTCGGCTCTAAACAGGCCGAAGATATTGAAAGCCACCTGCACACCGTCAACCCGCCCAGCACGGCGACGTCCTCGGACACTCACTCGCATACCTATTCCGGTTCAACGAACACGACCGGCGCGCATGTGCACTCTGTCCCATACCAGGATCGCGGCTTCTCAGGCGGCACGATCAACAACGCGGAGAGCGGGGGCTCTACGGGAACATTCAACACCGGCTCATCGGGTGACCACGCCCACACCTATTCCGGCACGACCAGTTCCGACACCCACAGCCATACGGTCGATATTGCGCAATTCAACTCGGGATCGACCGGCGGCACCGAAACACGTCCTCGCAACGTGGCCCTTCTGGCCTGCATCAAATTCTGAGGAACCCCCATGCCTTTAACGGTCTACAACTATAACCCGAGCACATTTGAATACACCGGGTCTTCAGAGGCTGACGAAAGCCCGCTGGAGCCTGGCGTCTACCTCATTCCAGCATATGCGACCGAGATCGCCCCGCCGGAATTCATCGCCGGTCATATCTTCAAGTGGGCCGGCAGCGACTGGGTGCCGGAGCAAATCCCCCCGACTCCGTCCCTCCACATGCCGGCGCTTACCGCCCGGCAATTTCGGCTTGGTCTTGTCAATAACGGCCTCACGCCGGCCCAGGTGACAGCGACGATTGAAGCCATGCCCAACGGCTCCGCAAAAGAGACAGCGCTGATCGAATGGGAATACGCCACCACCTTCAACCGAGAGCACCCGCTCATCGCCACGGTAGGCGCCTCGCTCGGCCTCTCCGACGAGCAGATTGACGCCATGTGGGTGGCGTCGGTCGACCTCTAAACACTCCCCGAAGGACATCGCTATGACTACGACCGTGCAGGATCTGCAGCGGCGGTTGATCGCGCTCGGCTTTCCGCTCCCGAAGTTTGGGGCGGATGGCGATCCAGGCGGCGAGACCATCGCGGCAGTTGGAAAAGCCCTCGACGAATTGCAAACGCTTCGTGCGCTTTCTGAGCCTCTATTCCCTGCCGGAACGAGCGCATCGACTGTCGCCGCTGCTCGTCAGGCTCTCGGCGTAGGGGGCTTTATCCCTTCCGACTGGATCCCGGCGGCGAAGATGGAGCGGATCATCTGCCACTGGACTGCCGGTGCCCACAAGGCCAGCGAATTCGACCGCGGGCACTATCACATCCTGATCGAAGATGACGGCAAGCTGGTCCGCGGCATTCCGTCGATCAAGCTCAACGAGGCGCCCGCTAAGAAGGGCTATGCTGCCCATACCCTCGGCGCCAACTCTGGCTCGATCGGCGTCTCGCTCTGCTGCATGGGCGGGGCGAATGAGGCGCCGTTTGACCCCGGCAAATATCCGATGACCCGCGAGCATTGGGACGCGCTGACATCCGTCGTCGCCGATCTCTGCCGGCGCTACTCCATCCCGGTCACCGATACGACCGTCCTCTCTCATGCCGAGGTGCAAAACAACCTGGGCATTCAGCAACGCGGAAAATGGGATTTCACGCGCCTCGCGTTTGATCCTTCCGTGAAAGGCGCAAAGGCCTGCGGCGACAAGCTGCGCGCCGAAGCGAAAGCCAAGCTCTAACCCCTCCCAACATCAAAGGAACCAAACATGCGTTCACTGATCTTTGCATCGGTGGCGGCGCTTTCGCTCGCCTCCTGCACGACGACCGGCTCGATAGATTCGGCCATCCAGAAAAATCTGCCGCAGGTCTGCTCGGCGGCCGCGACGGCTCACTCGGCATTCCTGATCGTCGCCAGCACCGGCAACATCAAGCCCCGAACGATTGCCCGCGAGGCTGCGGCCTGGTCGGCTCTTGACGTCGTCTGCAAGAGCCCCAGCAGCGTCACTGCCGCGACCGCGCTCGTGAAGGCTGCCGAAGCCTATGCGGCAATCACCCTCGCCCTGCGCGAAGCCAAAGCCGCAGAATAAGGAGAGACCTTCATGAACATCTCGAAAGCCATTGCCGCCGCTGCGGGTGGCGCCCTGACCGGAACGGCCGGTCTGCCCTTCATGCCGGAGGGCACGCCCTGGTATGGCTACCTGGCGCTCTATGCGCTCACGATCGGGCTGCCGGCGCTGCTGACCTACATCGCACCGCGCAACACGCAGTAACGACACCACCACAGGCCGGCTCTCACTCTCCGAGGGCCGGCTCTTTCACCGTGGCATTGCATGCGAGGGCAGGGGATTGGCAAACGGAAACGATGAAATGACAAGCGTCAGAGCGCCAGCCTGGAAATGGGAATGGAACCTCAACACCGTCGTGATCCTCGTCGGCTTCGTCGGGTCGGTCATGGCGTGGGGGGCTTCATGGGAGCGACTGAGTTCCAGCCAGAATTCCCACGCCAATGCTCTCGATCGGATGGACAAGCGATTGACGGCGGCCGAAGTCTCCCTCCGGCAGATCGATAATCACGAGCTCCGGATATCCGCGGTGGAGAAGCAGGCGGCCGAGGCGGCTACCTCAATGCGGGCGGTGGAGACCACGCTCAACGCCCTCTCAGCCGATACCCGCGTCATGCGTGAGATATTGCAGAGGATCGAGGCAAGCCAGCGCGACGGCGCTCAACTGCGGCGGTGACGCGGGCGAGCAATGGGTCCGAGGCGATTGTTCGTGCGCTGGTTTGGTGGTGCAGGTGCGGATTGGGCTAGACGAGGGTGCGGTACGCTTACAATATGGCCATAGCTGTCTTCCCAATCTTCGATCTGACTGCTACGAGAGCCGTGAATTGCGAATGCTCAAAGGTGTGACGCGAGGTTGAAGACATGTGGAGGATGTTCCATGAGGCTAACGCTATCGAAGCCATGGGCGTTAGTATTCGATTTGCGGAACCTACCGGAACTTTACTTTCGAAGAAGATTCTTACGGCCCTAGAGAGTTCGACGAACAAGGCTGGGTTGATCGACAAGAGACCAATCCAAGGATTTCAGGTTAACCTATCGAATCCGGGTGAGGTCAAGCCTGTTTCTGGCTCAGCGATGATCTTCCAGAAAACCTCGTTGGAAAAGGATCGGGACGGACAGGTTCAAAGTGTACTTACGAATCAAGCGGAAGTGCAACCCGCTCATCTAACCTACAATACCTGGAGATATAAGGACTGGGATGCTGAGCGGAAGCTCGTAATGGGTCTGCTGCTACCTGGAGTTCAACTAGCTTGTCAGGGAGTAGCGCTTGGAGCAATTCGTGTGGAGTATCTTGATAGGTTCTATTTCGACGGCGAGCCCTTGGACGCTTCGGCGCGCGACATCTTGCGAAGTGAGTCCGGCTTAGTGGCGCCACATGTTTTCGACGCTCCCGACCTATGGCACTCCCATACCGGTAAGTTTTCAGATATCTCGAACGATAGACGAAAGCTGTTGCAAGTTCACGCCGATTTCCAGGATCTTACTGGACCAACCGAGCTGAGCGGCAAACGCTCCCTCCTCCTTATGACGGCGGCAGAGTTGCAATTCTCGAATGGAGGCGGGGAAATCGCTAGCGAAGACATCGAATCTTTCCTATCTTCAACCCTAGATGATTTACACCGCGACGCTGTTACGCTTTTTAAGGATGTCGTAGACGAGGAATTCCGGAAAGCACAAAGGCTTCCACATGATTAAGAGCATCGGCACATTTTCTGCTGCAATCGTTGTCGCTACCACCATGGCTATTTCAACAGCGCAAGCCGCGCCGATGGGTCCGAGCTTTGTGGAGGCAATTGCTCCGACACCGACCTTTCGGAGCAGCTTGCTTTCAGTATTCGGCAATGAAGCACGTAGGTCTAGGGACCTCTTACTGCAGCCTGTTGAGGACGGCTCCGTTTGGAATGCTTCGTCGCATGCGCGCGCTTGGCAGTCGTTGGTCATGAGATCGCATCGAGACGACACCGACGCGGATCACCAGTTGTTTTTCCGTCTAACCTCAGTTGCACGCCAGGATGTTCAGGTCAGGGACAGTTATTCTCCTTGGACCTTTGATGACATTAAATTGGTAGCTCCAGCACATACGCGTATCTGGGCTGATGGTTCCGATGATCAGGAGCACGCCGAGAGCATGAAATTTATTGAGCAGTGTGTAGGAAGTGTCGATCATTCACTTCTCAATGACGCGGCTCATTTCTATTCCTTGATCAAAGATCTGGCGTGGGCCCCCGATGTATGGGCTGACGAGGGCGAAATAGCTTTCGAATGGATTGACCCAAACAGGCACGCTGTCGTGAGCATAGAAGGGGATGGTCGCTTAGGCTATACGATGCGTAAGGGTGACGTTTTCGTCAGCGGTTCAGTTATCGACGCGCCTGTAAGCATTTTGCCTGAAGATCTTCGAGAATATCTTTCTTAAGCATGTCTAGATGTGAGTGTGAGAGGGAAGGTTCGCAGCAAAGCGAGCATTCTCCGGGGATTGTGAGTGACGATGAGACCATCGTCTATGCTCTAGTTGAGCCCCTTACCAGTAGTGTTAAGGCAATTAGCAAGTCCGGCCTGAAAGCAGGGACGGTGAGTGTTTGTCGCGCAGGCTACACAACCGGTCCAGATGCCAAAGCAAAGACAGTTGACATCCTCTTGGCGAAGGACTCATCGCGAACCGATGATGGCTTTCTCCACGCCCCATGCGCCGAGATCCGTGCTATTCCCCTCGGCTCATCGAACATCGGTGCCTTTTGTGTCATCGATGACGGGCTGCCCGATCACATCTCTCACGCACACCTCGGGTATTCCGAGCCGGCTGACGTTAAACTCAGAAATGACCGTGAAGCCGCGCGCGCAAACCTTCTAGCCGTCCTTAATCGTCGGGGCGTTAAAGTTGAATGGTCTGGCGAACCGTTTCTCGCGGCGTAGGCCGCTTGTGCGCGGGCGCGAAAATTCGGCAGCGGCCTCATCCGAATGACGCGATGGCAGACAATCCAAAGAAGAAAGGCCGCGACCGCGAGCTGGTGTCCGAGCAGGAGCACGAGGTCGCCTACTTGATGAAAGCAGCGAAGGTGACGCGGCAGAAAGCCCTTGAGGGCCATCCGTAAGCCGGGCCGGACCGAAAGAAGGTCATTGACTATCTTCAGCGGAAGTAACGGCTGAGCGATGGCTTATTGCCGGGGTTTTCCTATGAAGATCGTATTGCCGTCTCGGTTCTCGCACCTGTTACATCGACTACCATTGCTGCGCGACATCGTGTTTGAAAGAGCCGCCTGATGCGTAGACGAGAGTTCATCTACTTGCTCGCTGGATTGGTCGGCTCTACGGCACCAGATGCTTTCGGGCAAACTTCGAGAAAAGAGCGCAGAGCGATTCGATGCGCAAAGAAAAAGAAGACGAGCCAGAAGTCCGGCACCCGAGCCGAGGCGAAACGAAACACACGCAAGATGATGAAGGCCAGCAAGAAGCGACGCCGGTCGGAAGAGTCGGTTTGCTAGAGATGCGGCGTTTCGCCCATCTCTGCGAGGTGCCGCCCTTCAGTCGGACAGAGCACTTATCAACGTTCTGTATTGCGGACCGCCTTCCGTGTCTCGGCTTATCAGAGAGACAGTTTCGAAAAGAACTTCGATCATCACGTCATTGAAAGATATAAGCCAAAATCTCGGGTTAAGGGCCTTCCATTCCGAGGTCTCCTCTGCGCCCACAATTTCGTTGAAAGCCCATGGACTGACCCGATACCGGCACTCTTTTAGGCCGCGGACGCTCATGGGCTGTATTCGGAAGTCGATGACCTCTCTGAATTTGATCACCACATTGCCGCCTCCCGCACGCACCGAGGCTTCATAGCAAACGAAGGCATCGTTCCCGTTATACAGAACTGCAGGGTTTGATACTGTTCCTAACTCCGGAAATGTCTCTGGGGGAACTGATACTTGCATGTCTATCGGGCTGCCTGATCGGTGGAAGTCGAGGCACGGTCTACATAGACGGTCACGTTGTCAATGCGACCTAACCCATCTGTGCAGCTATTGCCCATGTGTTCGCAGCGCTACACTCATTTGTCGTGGCAAAAAGAACCTTGAAGAAGAAGTCTCCCGAACTCCCTCCGCTTGATCCTATGCCGGCGCGCGTCGATCCCTGCCTTGCCACTCTCGTCGACAAGCCGCCGAAAGGGCCAGACTGGGCCTTTGAGGTGAAGTGGGACGGATATCGGATTGCCGTGCACATCGAGCCCGGCCGGGTCCGGATACTCACGCGCGGCGGGTACGATTGGACCGAGCGCTTTCCGACGATTGTCGACGACGCGCGGCGGCTCGCCGTGAAGACGGCTATCCTTGATGGCGAGGCGGTCGTTCTCGACGACAAGGGTCGATCGGACTTCGGCATGCTGCAGCGGGCGCTCGGCCGCTTGCCGTCGGCGGTCGAAGCCGGCGCCATCGTCTTCTATGCCTTCGATCTGCTCCATCTCGACGGTAACGACCTGCGCCGGCTGCCGCTGCGCGAGCGCCGGCGATTGCTCGAGCCGCTCGTCGCCGGCCGGGAAGGAGCTATTCGCCTTTCTGATGAGGTTCAGGCGGATGGCGACGAGTTCTTTCGCGTCGCTTGCGAGCACGGCCTCGAAGGCATCATCGCCAAGCACGTCGAGAAGTCATACCGCTCGGGCCGCGGCGAGTAGTGGCAGAAGATCACCTGCAAGCGGCGCGACAGCTTCGTGATCGTCAGTTTCGAGCCGTCGACCGTGCCCGTCATCTCGGCCGGTTCCGGGGCTACGAGCTAATCTGCTCGAAGGAATGGTGACGAAAGCACCGACCGTGGTCCTGAGGCGGAAAGTCGTGGAGCCGGTGCTCGTCGCAGAGAGGCAACGCATGTGGGAGCAATTTGGCCGGAAGAATAACCTCATCCGACCATATTGAATGGTTCAAAAAGAGCGGAACCTACTCCCAGGTAGCGACCTCCTGCAAAGTTGCGACAATCTCACTGAAATGGGCCGAAGACGCAGCGGCGCGACCAATATGTTCCCCGCGAAGGCCGTCTGCATACGTGCAATCAAAAACGGGCTTGCGAGCCTTTAAAGAGTAAGGAATTAGGCTATGCAGATTCGGGATTTGTCCCAAGCGATAAACTCCATCGTCCCAGGTGACAACCTGCTCAAGCGGAGTCAACCGATCAACGATATTGCGACGAATCGCTGGATCGAGACGACCGCCGTAAATCCGCCACCCTGCAGTCATCTTGCTCACGGCGTTGGCGCGCTGATTGTGCATCTGGACAACGTACCCAAGGTAAGATGGCATGCCTTTTGGGATAGAAAGGTCGCCACCTTCCCATGATGCATTGCACTGATCCCACTCCCGCCGCCAGGCCGCCAGTTTGCTGCCCAAGTTTTCGGTGCCTTGGATCGAGAATAGGTCCGGCGCAACTGGCATGACAAAGTAGTCACTGGCGGCTAAAACTGCCCTATTCAATGCGCCCAAGTTTGGTCCAAGGTCGATCAAAACCAAATCCGCACCAACGCGCTCACCTGCGAATTCAATGTATCTGTGAATGGCTGACTGCGCTCGCAATGCTGGCTCGGCGCCGCCTCGGGCAGCACTCCATGTATCTCCGAGTAAGTCCTCAAAGTTGCTCAATCGCAGATCGCCAGGCACGAGAAACAGGTCGTATTCGGGTACGACGCGAGTTGGCATCCGAGCTCGTATGTCGCCAGTAGTACGATAGACGGGAAGAATATTCTGATAAATACTGTTTCCTTCATCGTGCCAGGCTCTTCTGATTAATCCATCAGTCAGGCAATACGATGTAAGATTGCACTGGCTATCACAGTCAACCATTAAAACAGTCAGCCCCTCCCGTGCCAATAGGTGAGCCACATGGTACATATAGGTCGTTTTGCCAACGCCGCCTTTGTTGTTAAAAATACTGATTTTCTTTGTCACCGAACTACCTCTTTGATCGTCCTGTTTGGACGGAAGTAGTCGTTTACAATTGCGCGAGACTGACTATCCCCAGCGTCGCGCACGCGAACATGATACCTTGGAGGAACACTGCCGGTGCTTCAGAGGCAGAGAGCGCCAACGCGAGAAGGTCCCGTCATTTTGCATGTCGCAGCCTCAGCCGTGCCGAACCTTGGTACAGATCAGGCTTCGATCAGCAGGGTGACGGAGCCTAGTGCGGGGCCTCGCTCATCGTGATCGGTGGGAGGCCCTGCAGCTCGCGGAGCTTGTTAGCCGATGCGACGGAAAGCTGGCCCCACAATTCCGCGAGCGTATCGGCAGCCTCTAGCAGTTCGTCACTGACATCCGCATCTTCCATGTCAGACAGGATACGGTCAAAGGCTTGGGCACCCTTCTCAACATCCCTGTACAGTTGGCTCGCCATCTCCAAAGGGAGATCGGGCTTCACCACGAGCGTTGCCACCTCAGTAGCTTTTCTTCTCGCGATATCCCCTTGCTCGGCCAATGTTGCAAGCCAATCAATCGCCACAGTTTCTATCCTCCGCAAAGCTAGACCAATATCTCTGCTCAGCATGTGAGATATTTCGATCTATGGGCGTCCAAGTCGCGCATTGCCGTTTGCCCGACTTTGGTAAGCCAGATCTGATCCGGATTGCCGTGCCGGTCTAACTCTTCACTCACCGCAACGTATCCGCGGCTCTGAAGCTTTTGTTGCGTGTGCCTGCCGAAATTCTTCAGCGTGTACCAGTCGATCGGCTTCTCGGCGCCGAAGGTCATGAGGTATTCCATCGCTCGCTCTTCACGGTGATCGAACTTAGGCTGTATTGGCCTCGGCGGTATCTGATGGTACGGAATGTCCAATGGGTTGCCCTCAGAAGTGGTCGCTTCCTCGGTGGCAGAGGCATCAGATCGAGAGGTTGGATACATGCGAAGCTTGTAGTGCTCGGTTTCAACTTCGATGGTAATGCCGTGATGTGTGGCCACCGCTGCAAGTCGCCGGAGCTCTGCCTGTTTGATGAGGGCTTTTGCGGTCACTGTGTGCTCTCCCAATCACGCCACCCGAGCTCGAAACAATCCATCCGTGTCGCCCCTCTTAAACTACCTTCAATCGTCCCAGTAGTTCCGCTTAGGTGGGGGATCACCCTGCGGGTCGAGCAGTTCGTCAGGCTCTGGGAAGAGGTTCTTTTCTTGCAAGGTGGCCTGAATCGTCTCAACCGTCGTTCGGGCTTCCAGCTCAGCCAAGCGCTCCTTAGCCCATCCGATCATCCGCGCGTAGTCTGCCGGAAGGTTGTCGGACTGAGGGATGGCGTCAATCGTGGTTTGGAGGTCGACAACTTTGCGGCGTGCCGCTGCGATTTCTTCCAAGTACACTGACCTCTTGTCCTCGCGCTCACCCCGCAAACGCGCCAATTCGCGGCGCCGCCACATTGCCTGTCTAGCCCGTTCTCTCTCCTCCGCCACACGCTTTTGTTCAGCCTTCGCGACGATGATGGTGCGCATCCCTGCCACGAAGTCGCCCACACACCTTTCAACGGTCTGGGACTTCCCATCGGACCACGATTTCCTCAGCCCGTTTGCATAACCGTCATAGCCGATGGTCAGTTTTCCCGTGTAAACAATGTCGAACTCCGGCCAAGTCTCCAATCTCTCGAACGACCAATGGCCTCGAGCCCTATCCTTGTCTCGTTTGGCCTTCCGCCGCTGATACTCCGCGAGCTCACTTTCCGTTGGGGTGTGCTTTGGCCGCTTTCTTTCCTCCGTCAAAACGACCCGCACAGCTCCCTGCGACGTAGAGAGGTGCAGACCGTGTTCATTTGCTGTCAACTCTGCGCCGTCGGCTTCTGTAGTGGCTGCGAGGTGGTGAAGGATACCGATGGCGCGCTCCCGAGTTCTTTCGTGAACGCAAACGCCTTTGACTGAGATGACGCCGTCTCCATCCGGCTTCGCTTTTCGCAATTGCTTCACGATCGGGGCGACGGACTTGTGACAATCTTGGATGGGCTGGTCGATAACAAGCGGCTCAAGAGTGGGAGCGTTAGCTTTCGCTATCGAGATCTGCTGCTTGCGCTCCTCGGCCTGGCGTTTTCTTTCGGCCTTTGCCGCCGCCAGTGCTGCTAGAACGCTATCGCTGAGGTGAGCCTTCGATGCTCCGATGTGCACCGTATGAAGAGCTTTGTTCTCGACGCTCCGGAGTGGGGTCTTCTTGACGGGTTGCCCGGCCTCCACTTTTGCCCAATAGCCCCGCGGTGGTGTGGGAACCAGGTGTCTTGCGCAGATTTTCGCGAACCCGCGATCGGAGAGGCCGAACTCCTCAGCAAGTTTCAAGATTGGTGTAGACCAGACAAGATCGTGAAGCTCTTCACGGGTGAGCGTACGCTTCAATTCCTTCATCCCCGGGGATGCGGTTCTTTGAAGCGGCAAAGCTGCAAGCGACGCTCGGAAGAGTCAATCGGCCGTTCGCGTTGACGAGCAGAGTGCATCGTTGTCTGCTGACAAACGCCTTGGCTTTTCAATGAATTTGTTTATCGCCCGGACCAAAGCGATTTGCCACGTTCCAAGGTCTATCAACTCCGGGTCATCGAGTCGGTGATAGAGACCGGAACGGACCTCCGCTACCAACAGAACAGGGTCCATTCTGGACACATAGGTTACTGTAGCTCGCCGCGAATTTCCGGAATTTCGACAACGAAGCCGGGTGCCGTTTGGCTGAAACGGCTCGGATGTCTAGCCTTT